ATATTGTGTATTATATAGCACTAGGAGACAGATGTCAAGAAAAATATTAAGTAATGGCTGTTGTTGTAGTAATAGTTGGTGCGTTTACTGCTACGTTTGAGCCAGTAGCACGACGGATATCAATACGACTTGTTAAAGTACCAGTTACGGCTTCGTCGAAGTTTGGATTTCCACCTTTGTTATCATTGAATTGGATGTTGAAAAATACGTTACCTGCGTTATCTGTACGTGCATTAATGATATATGTGTTAGTAGCATAATTACCAGAACCGACACGTCGGAAAATTTCTTGGTTGCTAGTCGTTAACTGATAAAAACCAATGGCTTGTGTAGTACCTGAGGAGCCCGATCTAGTTGTACTATTATGATTCATAGTAATAGTACCCATGGTAGAAAACATATTAGACCAGTCTGTGAAAATTTGGTTAACGCCAGTATCACTTGTTCCGCCAGTTAATGTAACACGGAAACGAATGTCGCCGCCGCTGTTAAAGTAAAAACGTGCGGCATCGTTTGAACCAAATGCCACTGTGACGTTGTGTGTTAACAAACCGTTCCAACTTGCAGTACGCTGGCTAGTATTAGCGTCTGTTGTATCGGTAAATTGATTTCCCAATGTTCCGCCTGCGCCTAATGCTAGTCTATTGGTTTCAATAGTGGTCATTTGGCTTTCAAGGTTGGCTGCAAATGCATCAGTGACTTGATCTGCTGTAGTTACTAGAGGAAAAGCGCCAGTGCCTGGACTAGGTGCTTCATTATTAGCAGTCTGATGCTGTCGTGCCTTAACCATATCTGTACGCAAATTTAATACTCTGAGAAGGTCTACGTTACTGCCTACTGCAACTTGACCGCTGACCAAAGCCTGGCCGTATCCGCTGTTACCAGATCCTGTGCCCATGATAACGTTGATCCTACTTTGTAGGTTATTGTATCTTAATGCTGTAATTAAATCACCGACTGCCATAATTCTTCCTTTTAACCTTGTTTATTATATATCATTATAATACTAATACTTCTATTTTCTTGATGCCAACATCGTCGCTGGATTCTAATGCAACACCAAAAACATCAGAATGCTGATGGAACCCGGCAGCAATGGCACAGCCATTGTCAGATGCGACTAAACGCTGTCCTTTACGCACAGCGCCAACAACTTTGCATGGAACACGACCTTTTAGGGCAACATAAGTTCCACCTTCTAATTCGCTGTTCATCATGTATGCAGGGTCTGTAGAAACAACACCAACTGCCAAATCACCAAACTTAACGGCTGTAACTTCTTTCTCTCCACCAATGCACACAACTGTACCTGGCTCATATTCTGCATCAGCAAGATATTTTTCTGCCAAGTCAGCGTAACGTGCTGTTGTTGCTGTACCGTTGAAGATAGTAGCAGTAATGTTACCCGAACTGTCACGACAGGCCACTGTGTTTGCAGTTGCCGCAGTACTTGCTTGACGGAATACTGGATTATTGAATAAATCTACACCTACTTGCAATGTTGCCGCTTGTGTGGCTGTACCTGTAAAAGTGTTTGAATAAATGTTAGCCCATTTCTTGGAATTTGTTCCCAAGAAGAAGGTGCTGTCAGTTCCTGGAGAAAGACTTAATGTTGTTGCGTCAATGACTGCAATGTCTTTTGGTATACCGGCTTGTCTTGCACGGAAAGTTAATTTTGGTCCTGATTGATTTTCATATATAGGTGTTTGTTGATCGTCTGGATCAATGTACACTGCTAGGTCTTGTCCTAGACCAACTGTTAAACCATCATCTGATGAGAAGTTAACTAATGTATTATTAGTACCTTCTGAAATTTCTTTTAGTTTTGCACCGGAAACAAAGTTACCTAGACCGTCCACAATACCTTGAGCGGCTGCAGAAATACCCCAAAATCTGTGAGCACTACTGGTAACTTGTTGTCCTTCAGTTAGAGTTCCAACTGTGTTAGGTAGTGTCATACCTTTCTTGATAACACTATATCCTGCAATAGGATTAGTTGTGTTATCAAGAGTAAATTCTGCTTTAGAAATAATGTAAGTTACTTCTTCTATTCCAGTACCACCAATAGTGGCAGCAATGATAGAATACAAATTAGCATCATTACCGCGAACTTGTCTAGATACTAACTGGGTAACACCAGCACCTGCTGTCTGTGGTCCAACTACTAACCAGTCGGTACTTGTACGAATTTTTAATTGATTTAGCCCAGAGTCGAACCATTGATCGCCTTCTGTGGCGCCAAGAGGTGCAGTTTGACTATATTCAACGCCGCCGGCTGTTTTAAACACTTTGACGCCACCTGGTGCTTCACCTGTGTAAAATTTGAGTTTTTTGGACGGAACATCGTACCATATTTGTCCGCGAATTGCTCTAGGTGGCGGACTACTACTGGCAAAATTTTCCAGCATGTGTAAGAAATTTTCGTTTTGAAGTTCGCCGTAGCCAGCGTAATTCTTACCAATAAGTTTGATATCGAGCGTCTGATCTACAGTACCGTCTTCGATAGTACTAATTGCTTGCCCGTCAAATCTATTAATAACATAAGACATATATATTCACCCCTGGTATAATTTTATTTATCGTATATTTTGGAATACGCTCGCTCGCACCACATTATGCTATATCCTCAGTAAATGCCCAATTTCCACTGGTCATTGTAAATTTCTTGTTTTGACGGGCAATTGACACGGTTAATGCTGGTGCCAAAATCGTCTGCCCTGTAACAATATCGCTAACTACTTGGGCAACTCCTGTTGGCGTGGATACTTCTATTGTACTAAATTCGTCGCCCACGTTTGGACTGTAATCCAAGTCTGCAGAAGTTGCTGTGGTAATTGTACCGTGTAAACGAAGGATTGTTCCGTTGATTGCAACACCCTCCTGTTCTTCAGGAGTGCCTGTGGGATTATAAAAAGGTGCAATGTTATCAAGAATAGCGGCAATTTCTGTGTTGTTTAGACCAGTAATGTCCATGCTAAGTGTAATGCCTCGAGCAAATATTGCATCGTCTACATATTCTTTGTTGGTAGCATCTTGCGGGTTAGTTGGCAAGGGCAAATCTATAATCTTTTTACCGTTTACTGTGATTGCTCCTGCAACTGGGTTAAGTCCAATATTACCAGTTGCAACACTGATTGTGCCGTCTTGTAAATTCAGGCCGCTGGTACCTGTGCCAGCCATCTGCAAGGAAATCAGATTACCCACACTGACCAAACTGGAAGTAACAACTGTTGTACCCAGTGTATATTGCCCCAATCCGTTAGGTGCAACAATTTGATCGTTGTTTATGGAAAATGTTTTTCCTGATGCCAATTTTAAGTTCTCTGAAAGGTCCCAACTGTTACTCACATTGTTATAAACAATCGTTTTGTCAGTGGTTCCTTTGAGTGTAATTCCGCCGCCTGCGGCTGTTAAGTTCGTAGGAAATTGGGTATTTCCTAGTGTAATATTTTTATCTTCTACTTCAAGTACAGATGTGTTTAGAGTAGTTGTTACCCCGCCAACAAATATGTCACCAGACACTTTTAGATCACCTGCAATATCAAGTGTTGATGTAGGCGTCTGATTAAAAATTCCAACACGCTGTCCATTTCCAGCAATGGTTATTCCAGAAACTGTAGTAGATCCTGACTTAACTTTTAATTGAATCGATTTATTTTCAATTTGATTTTCAATTATTAAGTCATTTGCTAATATGTATTGTCTTGCCTGACTGGCTGTTCCGATGTCTAAGCCTTCATTATTTTGAATGAATACTCGTTCTGTAAATGTATTTTCTTCGTTGTTGAATACTAGTTCAGATGCTGTTTTAGATGTTACACCATCTTCAAGTAAAATACTTTCACTTCTTGTAACAGTAACATCAAATTTTAAATTTGCTAAAGTTGATGCATTAAATCCTATTTTTACTGGCTTGTCTACTGTGCCGTAACCAGGGATAGGTAATTTAGGAAAAAATGCTGTGCTACTAAAGACACCTAATAGTACATTTTTAACAAATAATTGACAAATACTGTGACTGACTCCGTCGATATCCAGTACTGTATCTATTTTAAATCCGGTTACACCTTGTTGTGCTGTGTATATTGGGCCTACTAAAATTAAGTCTGTACCGTCATACATGTACATTTGATTTGTTTCGTTGTTGATCCACAAATCGCCAGTGGTCAATGGGTCTGGAACTCGAGGACTAACCTGAGGGCCACCACTTGCTCTAAATATATTTCCATCGAATACATTGAGTCTATTAGTTTGTGTGTCAAACCAAATTTGACCTTTAATTGCATTCTCAGGTGCAGTAGTGGAAGCAAAATTTTCAAGTAATTTTACAAAATTTTCATTGAACGCTTCTCCAAATCCCACTGAATTTCTACCTATTAAGGTAAGAGCAGTAGCAGAAGTATCTAACGTGCCGTCTGGAATCTTGGTTAATTCGTTGCCGTCAGTTTTATTAATAGTATACGTCATTTCTGATTATGCTCCAGTGTAGATAATAAAGTTTAAGGCCATAAACGGGTTCAATATATTAACTGCTGTCTGGCTAAATGTGTTTGGTGGATCTGTTAATATGCCGCCTGAGTTTCCAAGATACTGACCCAGTCCTGCATCATCTGGCGGATTACCTGTTCCAGGTACCGCATCAGTGTCTGCAGGAGCACCTGGGGCATTTCTAAAAGCAAAATATGGGTTCCCGGCATTGCCTCGTAGATCATGTTCGTGATCAGGAAGATTAGTTTTTTGTAATGTTATTTCTTGACTGCCGCCACCTGGTCTTGCTTGGTAAGGATTTGCTGGATTGATATCTGCCTTTGGATCAGTTACACGATTAGCACTTGAACCAATAGTTTCAATTTCAACTGTAGGATCCCAACCTGGGCCGCTGCCTGGTCCTTGTGGTACACGAACACCGTTGTTCATGTTGTCAACACCAAGTGGGAATCGACCACGAAGATCAGGTAATCTAAATGTACCAAGACCTTCTAGTGTTGCAGGATCACCGTAGGTATATTTAATAGCCTCAAATAATTCTGAGTATTCGGATGTTTGAATTTCTGCTCCGTCACAGAGCAACCAACCTGCTGGAGCAGTTGGACCACCGTAAGGAATAATACTTGCTACTGGAATGCCGGGAATCGCAGTAAACAAATCTGATTTTCTAATCTTCTTAAGACCTTCTACTCCTCTGCTTACTACAAATTCATCGTTGTCAGCAATCGACGATACTTGAGGTTTATCTGCAATGAACGTATCACTTAATCTTGTAAAAAATCTTTTTCTATTGCCTAGCGGCTCTAAACTTTGAATACTACCAACTGTTGTTTGGTCACCAGTTACTGTACTTGCAAAACTTACACTAGTTACTGTGGCTTCTGTTACAACAAACGTTCCTCTATATGCGATAGGAACAATGTTTGAAACTGTTATTGTAGAACCAACTGGGTAAGGGGGTACTGTTTGTGGAGCAAAAGTCAACGTTGCTGTTGTGCCATTTCCCGATGCTGTTAAAGTTGATAGTGTTGGAATTCCTCTTTGGCCGTCAAACTCTACCTGACTACTGACCACGTCTCCGGTTAATTCAAATACTGTAGAACTTGCAAGTTTACTGGCAGATCCCGACACGTTGCCAGTAACGCTACCTATCAATGATCCGTAAAAACTAGCATCCATTCTACTGGCAATAATTCTATTAAAGCGTTTTTCTGTTGTTCCTATATCTGCGCCAAGGTCAAAATTAGGAACTATTGCTCCGCCGATTATAATATCTTGATCTTCAGCAATTACTAGGTTGCCACCAATATTAACCGTACCTGAAACACCAACACCGCCTGTTACAACTACTGCTCCAGTGGTTGGGCTTAGGGATTCTTCATCGTTGGTAAATTTAGAAATTCCATTAACCAACAATGTTCCGTTGATGTCTACTGTTTCCTGAGGAGCAAAATTATTAGGACCTAGACCAATACGCTCGTTACTGTCAACACGCACCATAGTGCGGATCGTTCCATTGTTGTTAATACGAATGTCAGTACTTGAACCAGTTGTTTTATTAAGCAAGACACCGATAGTACCTTCGAGCCCTAGTGTAACTTGCCTATCTGATCCAATTGCCAAGCCAGTGCTGTTACGAATGTCGATGCCAAAATTAGTACTGCTGGTGACATCACTGCGTAAAAAGTTTGCCGTTGGAACTGATGTTGATCCTACACGCAACGATGTTGCATTTTCTGAGATACCGTAGTAATTGGAATAAAGTGTGCTGAGATTAACACCGGCTTTGATTTCTGGAAAGCCAGTAATAACTGCCTTAGGAATAAAACTCACTTTAGAAATAATCATTACTCGTTCGCCGCCGGCAAACTGACTAACCACAGACTGACTATTATTCGATGTGTCAATAATAATTTCAGGTTCTGCTCCAGTTTTTGCACCGCTGGATATGTTTGGTCCGACTAAAATCCAACTAGAGCCTGTGAACAAATATAATTGTTGGGTGTCAGTATTAACCCATAAATCGCCAGCGATACTACTTTCTGATTCTGGTGCTGTACTACCTTTCTTTAGACCACCGGCTGCGCCCCAACCAGTGCCATCATATACTTTAAGTTGATTAACACCGTCTGTTGTATCATACCATAACTGGCCTTGGATAGGATTAGTTGGTTCTGATGGGCTGGCAAAGTTTTCCAACATGTGCAACATGTTTTCGCCAATTACTTGTCCGTAGCCTGTAGTATTGCGTCCTGGGAATCGAAGAGTGGTAGTATCATCGATAGTGTTGTCTTCGACAACAATCGATCCATTTATCTGATTAGTTCTAAAAATTCTATATGACATAATTAAGCCTCATTGAAACCGGTTAAACTTTGTACTCGAACAGTATAGTCAACTTGAATTAATCGGTTCAAAGATTTTTGTACTGGATGGAAAATAACATGGGTTAGTAGTCTGCCAGGGCCATTAGGATTGTAACTACGCAATCCTAGTTCATCAAATACATATTGACTTTCAGTAAATGTTGCATTATCAAATGCTTCTTGGTCTGCTGGCTCACCGTAGTCAAGCAAACAACTAATAATAATGTCAGTGTAGTTTGTGCCAGTCAAGTGGCGGGTTTCAATCTTGTTACGCACAGGATCAATATTGTTTGCTGAACGATCATCTACAACTTTTGCATAGGTTTCATTATAAAGTCCACTGTTGATACCTATTGTGTTTGGTGTTAAGTATGTGATAATACCAGTTGGGTCAACTGTGGTGCCGCCATTGCCAAACGCCATTTCGTAGATAAATCCTTTACCCTCATTGCCAAGACTTTCTGCAAGAGAGATACTCATATTTTCGTAATGTATAGCATTACGCTTGTCGATTGCAACTTCTCCTGTTTCAGGATACCAAATTTTGATATGCCCTTCTACGTGGAAGCCTGCGTTTTCATTGGGTGCTTTAGTCATGTTTTCTACCTATTTCTTATATTTATTCAGACAAATCTACGCCCTTGGCGCGGATGAATTTAGCAGGGTCGCTGGTAGCGTCTGATAATGCTACTCCCTGAGATACCCATGTTTTACCAGTTCGTTTTTGAATTACGACCTTAACTCCAGGTTCTGGTGGTGTTGTTAATCTAACATAGGCGCCTACGTTCTTGTTTACAGCAAATTCTGCTTCTAACATTTTATTACCACTGGGACTATCTGGTCCAAGTGTTTCGTCATAGACTTCAATTGGACTCTTACGTAATCTTTTACCGCCCACAAACACTTCTATGTCCATGCTTTCCCAATATTCATAAGGAATACTGGTATAATCAATAACTGTGCCTGTACCTGTGCCTGCGGCTGATGCTATGAATCCAGTGCCAACGACATTTGCTCCAGCACCTATTGAACCAAAATTAGTAGTTCCTACAGATGCTATTACATAACCTCTGCCTGGTTGAATGCGTGTTACTGGTATTGTTCTAGTATTTTTGTACCAACCAGTTTCTGTTGCAGGGTTTGGACGTGGTGCAAAAGGCAGTAAAATCTGCACGTATTTAATCGATGCAGGAACTACCACACTGGTTGCTGGAATAATAAACGGCGTAGTCTTTGCAGGATTGAATATTACTAAATCATATGCTCCTACACTCTTTGCTGGAGTAATAAATGTTAACTGAGTTTCACTTATGTACGTGGTCGGGCATTCTGTATCGCCAACATATACTTTAACGTTGTCACGGAACCCTGTACCTATAACAGTACACACTTGCCCGCCTAGCGGGAAGGCTGTGTTATTATTAAAGTTGTAAGTAAAACTAGTTACTATTACACCTAAAGAATTTGCATAAAATTCACTGGCTGTTAAGTAGCCGTCAGATATTGCTTCTATTGTTTGCGTTTCATCGTTGTAAGGTACTGTGTTAGCGTTTCCTTGATCTCTCACACGAGTACCTACTGGATATTGATTTTTAATACCAGTACCCAGTGTACCGCGACGTAGTTGACTTAAAACATTACCTGTTTTCTTCAAGTATTCAATGCGTTCTTTGTCTATGTAAATTATACCTGGCTCATTTTTAATAGCGTTAGGAGTGGCTAGTTTATCTGCATCAACTACTGTAATCTTGGCGTCAAATCCATTTAATGGCTGTGCCAACTCTGTACTGGTCGAATCGTCAACTCGTTTGTAAACAACTCTATTGACCATGTCTTTGAATATTCTATAGCCGAATGCCGAGCGAGTTGTTTCACTGCTAAACACTATAACCTCAACGATGTCAGTTACTAACAACGGTCTAGAAATTCTAACATACTTTAGATTGTTTTCAAGAACGTATTCAACATCTGGCACTAATAATTCACCGTTGACTGTTACCCATACATATTCTGGCCCAATAGATTGTTTGTTCAATTCAATTCTTCCTGCACCTAACTGTGTATATTTTTTATACTCAACGGTGCCCGGTACTAGACTAGAGTCAAAGACTACTTGATCATTGAATCGTTGTATGTTCAATATATCGTGATTATTAAAAGTGGTGACATCAATTAATGTATTGTCTGGATAACTGTCTAAGAATGTAATCGAGTTACCATCAATTAAATAATTTGCGTCTTTAAAAATTGCTAAAGTAACAACATCGCCAACTGCTGCCGCATTGCGTTTTAATTTCAATTCATTATTAGTAGATACCCAGTTCCAATCCCGGGCTCGCTGAATTGGTAGTCCGTTGACAAACACTTGTATATCGTTTGGATCTATGGAGTTAAACGCATAGTCTGCAGGACTTACAGTGTATGTTCTAGAAGTACCTACCACATCAAAATAATAATTATCAATAGACTTTAGGATCTTTCCATCAACAATAACAATGACATTGCTTTCTAAAGGCTTTCTTATAGCCGGAGTATATTCTAATGTGTATGTAGCAGTTGTACCGTCATGAAAGATTGTTTCTTTTTGCACTTTGCTAATTGTATTGACGAAACCTCTGATCAATGTATAATTAATAATTGATCCTGACTCAGGTGCATTTGAAAATCTAATTACAATATTGCCCTGTGTATCAAATGTTTCGTCAGCATTGAAAGTTGTTACAGATTCAGTAACACCATCTATGGTAACAAAGGCTGTGTATGCCTCATCCGATCTAGCGGCTGTGACATAATCTGTAGTTACTCCGTCTGCAATAAAGAAATCTAAATCTAAAATGCCTGAGCCGTTTTGACTCAAACTGGTTATAGAAATTTCAGTACCAACTACAGGAGCAGTTATTAATCGTATTTGCTGATCTTTATAATCTACAACGTAATCAGTTAATAGTCTTGCAATATTATTATCTATTTTAACTATTAACGAATCCACAGTTCCTGGACGTTGACCTATATCAAAGGTAATGTCTGACGTTGATTTAACTTTGTAAAATTTATTTAGAATAGTTGGAGCACCGTCACTGACTTTGTTGTACACTTGAATGTCAACACTGTCAACTATTTGCCCTGGCACCACTTCTTCTGGTGCATGACTAGACCAAGAAGATACAAATGCATCGCCGTCGATATTAATTGCTTCTGGATTAATACCGCGAGCACTTGTATAAGCAAGATCGCCACCGGTTATATCAACGTCAAATGTTTGATTGTCTGGTTTAACACTGCCGTCGCTGGTGCTTTCACGTAAAACAATTTTATCGCTCGATGTTAGTAGAACATTGTTAGGTAATACAAAAACTTGTGTGCTGGCATCACCGTACAAACTATTCATCACAGCATTGGTGTTGGTGATTGGATCCAAACTGTTCAGCGCAGATAGTGCTGAGTTTAGAATAGTTTGTTGTTGGGCTACTTGCGCTTGTTTGTTATTAACTGCGGTCACCGATACATTGTACTGAACAATTGCTGTAGATAATGCACTGTTTGCCGCAAGAACTACGTTCGCTTGAATAACAACCTGGGCTTGAATCTGCATGGCCAGTACTATGTTATTATCTAACAATGCTTGGTTGTACTGAGCGGTCAGAGAATCTAACTCATTTTGTTCTAGTACAACTGTGTCAACAGCAGCCTGTCTTAGTGCATTTTTATCAGCACGAATTTGTACCAAGTCTTGTAGTTCATTATCTAAAACATCAAGTGTTGTTTGTTCTTGTGTAACAATATCTTGTGCTAGAGTAACTTGATCGTAGTTAGAATCATCAATCTTTACGTTGTTTAAGTAGACGTTGATTTCTACTCCGTCGTCAGGAATATATCCAATGTCTAAGTTTCTATTTGTACCAACAAATAATCTATCTTTAAATTCAGTGTCAAAACTGTCCCACCCACCGACGAACCACGGTAGTGCGTCCCAACCAGATCCAATGTCAAAATTCAATCCTGATATTTCTACACCACCATAGTCAACACCTTGCATTAATTGACCAAGATCTTTGCCTAGTTGTCCGCTTGCTGGATCATAGAAGAATTGTATTCTATCAGCGGCTGTTAATAAACTGGTGTCCTTTTTATAGGAAACTATAATAGTACTTTGATTCGACGGAGCAGTATCAAATGTGATTCTAGAAAAATATCTAGTATAATCTGAGGTAAGGTCTTTTACATTTGTTATTGTAAAGTCGCTGTCTAAGATATCTAGTCCATTGATAGAAACAACGTAGGTGTTAGGACGAATATCCGCAGGCCATTTTAAATCAAATCGAGTTTGCGATCCCGATCCTGTAAATTGTTGTGTAGCATCCAGCGATGAAATTTGATATCTTGGAGATACTCTATCAAATTTTATTCCAACTTTGTTAGATCTAACAAGTCCTCTTGCAAGTTCAATACTTATTTGTGCAGGTATGCCATCTGGCTCTAAGCCGCCATCAAGTTCAACTGTTGGTGTTGTTAAATAACCCTGTCCAGGCTCATCTACTACAATTTTAATAAGTTTGCCTTGGCTTATATAAGCCGTAGCAGTTGCCTGAATAGTACTAATTCCACTAATTATAACTTGAGGTGCAGTTTTATATCCGCTACCTGGATTACGTACTTCTATAGATTTGATAGAGTGTCCTAGATTGTAATACCAGTCGCTATAAGGTTCTGTAAGAATTATATTGTTATCAACAATAATTACATTGTTATCAATCTGTGTAGTAATTGCTTCTATCTTTCCAGTATCTGGATTATAGATCGACGGTAAGTCGAAGTCTGAAACTTGAGTACGAGACTGCTCAGTTTTATCGTAGGCGCTGACAAACTCTCTAATTTTAGTTCTATAAGGTTTGACTTCATTAATGTAGTCTTCATAACTATCTAAATTATCGTTTTGATAGGTAACTTTTTGTTTTAATTCTCCAAGATTATGTTTGGATTTAATAAAACTAGTTTTAAATGCCCAATCCACAAAAATCTGTTCTGAGAATACGTATCGTAAACTTGCAAAGAATAGTGCATTGTACTCTTGTGTTAGTTGATCAACAAATATATTGTTCTTTAATACATCAACAATAATACGTAGTTCTTCTTTAGGCTCGTCATCGAATACATCAATGTCGTAGAATGGTCCATCGAATCCAACATTGCTGTTTGCAAATTCGTAGATATTTTTATTAAATTGCAATGTTCCGTTTTGTCTACCTATAACTTTGAAACTTGAATTAATATCTAATAAATTTGTACTGTCGGTATTTTTTTCTAGTAATAACCAGCCTGATGATCCTACGTTTTTAATTTTAATTATATCACCGATGTCAGCAGTTAGTCCTGCCAACTGATAAGAAAAATCAATAACTATACTAATTTTTGTAAACTGATTATAACCATCTGCATACCAATCTGTCAAAGACCAGTACTTGGCAACATCGTAGGTCTGAACTAGATTCTTAATCCAGATTTTGTTATCTGCGTCCCAGATATATAATGCCCATTTGCCGCCTGAGTTTTCATCTGTTCTTACTAATGCTGTGAATGGACGTACAGTCAATGTTGTAGATTCTTGGTATCCACTGCCTGTATTTTCAACGGCAACTTTAATAATTTCGCCTTTATCATTGACAATTGTGCTGAGTTTTGCACCAGTACCAATGCCGGATATGTTTACATATGGTCCTTTTTTCGGACGACCTTGACTGCTGTCGTAACTTAAATCATTATAGTTTCGACCTGAATCTATAATGTTAACTCGAATTATTCTACCGTTTTCAATTACAGGATCAAGTATGGCTGTTCGGCTTGGAGCAACGTTGATAAATCTTAATTCAGAATATAGATCTTTTACAGCATCATATTTTAAAGAATATACAGATGGCTCTTGATCTTTTTCGTATAATTTAGACAGATCTACATCGTCGACGATGTTAGTTTTGATAAGAGTACGGTTTACACGTTCAAAGAATTGTTTTAATGCTTCAATACGATTAACAAACATGCTTTGTCTAGGCTTGTTTAAAATTCCGTATTTAAGTTTTAACGGTAATTTAGGATCTGGTACTTCATTACCTAACTCGTCGAACCCAATTAAACTTTCTAACCATTTCTTTTCAATGTATTTGTTTAATTGTTTTGTTTCGTCGCCTTCGGCTAGTAATTGATAATGACTATGTATATTCAATTCTGTGTTGTCTATGGTCCAGTATCTAAAGTTAATTGCAACTTTTTTATCTGTGATCAAGTCTTTGCAATTGACTAGACTGAACTGTCGTGGTCCGTGTAATGTAATGTACTTGATGCCTTTACTCTTAGGATCAGCAATATATGCGGCAACATCCTGTGCTGAGAAGTTTCTTCCTTCAACAGGGGGAACAGTTTTTTTATTTTTTACCCAGAAATAATATGTTGTTGAGATAGATTCAGATATAGCATCGAATTGCTGTGTCACAGAATATGCAAGGTCGCCATATTTACTTGTGCCGCTGATGCCCAGTGCTAGACCTTCTTCTGTGTCTGCAAGACTATCCCATACACTAGGTGTATAAATTGAACTGACCCACTCCCATACTACAACATCAGTGTCGTTGAATCTATTATTCCAGTTATTGGATTTAAAGACTACACTGCCTTGATAGGTATTAATGAATTTAGAACCGGCAAGATCCCACCATAACTTTCCAACTTGTTTTCCGTTCCATCCAGTAAGTTGATCTACATTTATATTTTCTGTACCGATGATATATGTTGCAGGATCATAATAAGTTTTATAACTTAATTCTTGTTCTGCTAGTCCTAGTATTTTTCCCTGTAAAGGATCAACAAAATCTAGATATTGTAAAATCTTGCTAGTGTCGGTGTCATATAAGAAGATGGATTTAATTTTATTAACATCCACAGCCGGGCTAGGAGTTTGATATTTTCTCCAACTCTTAGTTGGGCTTGTGAATTCGTATACTGCCCCACGAGACTTTGCAGGATCCCCTATGTACACTGACTTGCGGAAATTTAAAGAATTTCCATAGCGTATGCCGAGAGCATTGTCGAGTTCTAAAGTTTCAGCAAACACAAATCTTGTATCGTATTTGTCAAACATAGAAACAGAGCCATAGCCTGGTTCCAAATCTACAAATCGAGTTTTTCGTTTATCGAAGACTGTGGTAGTATTATCAAATGTTGTACTTGTATCGTGTTTAATTCCCGAAGCATATACAACTAGTTGATCACCTTGTAGATTAAATTTAACCTTTGATCCGAATCTTCCTGCCGAAATGTCGCCCGGACCTTCGATAATGTATTGTGCAACATACTGTTCGTTGATTAATTCAAACAGTACAACACACCCTTGCTGTGAATTTAGACCTGTATAATCCGGGGCTCCGACTGCAAGGTATTTGCCGTCTTGGGTAATTGCCACTGATTCTGCAAAATTAGAGCCTGTGGAAATACTAATATTTGTATTAGGAACTAAATCTCCAAACGTAACAGTATCGATTAAGTCTAATTCATTGCTGGATACATCGTAGACGTTAACTGTTTCATTTGCAAATGAAACGACCAGCAAATTATTTCCTACAGAAATATCTGTAATTTCAAATAATGAACTAAAACTAGTTACTGTATCCAATTCATTACCTTCTAAATCATAAAGGAAAATTGCAGGAGATACCGCACCAGCAGTTCCTTTAGAAACTACTACTAAATTATTGTTAGTAAACGCTAATTCTGCACCAAACAATTCATCTACTCGACGTGTGCCTGGTAAAAGATTCTTCGTGAATTGAAAAATATTTGCAGAATTTTTTGTAAACAATGAAACGTGTCCGCGATTAGTATTCGATGCAGGAACTCCTACTGCTAATAAGACACCATCTGATGACAATGCTAATGCTTGACCAAAAGAACCATTTGTATTCAATAGAGATGTAGCACCTGCATTAATAGATTCTGCAAACGCCCAATTAAATGTGGAAGCGGGTCTAGTAAAGTATAATACTTGATCATCAGTTTCCGTGCCGGCCCTGACAGCCATTACAGTTTCATTTTTATCAACGGCAACAGTACTTGCAAAATTATCTGTTTCGTCAGTTACTGGTTTTATAGCATAATTGTTTTCATACAACCATACACTCCAGTTGTTATCTACTCCATCAATCCATACTAGATCGCCGTTTTCTTTTACAGGAAGTTCAATTTCGTCTAATCTGTCAATGGATGCTGGCAGTGTTTGCCCGTTGACTAAACGCTCTTTAAGTCTTAAAGAACTAAATTTATAGATTATGAATGCGTTCTCTACTGTGGCCAACAACAAATCGTCTTCTGTAATGTCGCCGGCATTTATTTCAATAAAATTATATCCAGCATTGGTAATTTTATAAAGGCCGTCTATTGGCGATGTTGCATCAATTCCAATATAGTCATCAACTAATAGGTCAGTGTCTTTGTTGCTAGAAAATGTAATACGAATTGTTTCGTCTGAAAGAACAACAGTAGATACTCGTGCAGAAACGGCTGTGAATCTATAAACTCCCCAAGTATTTTTGTCATTGCCGATCCATAGACGTGTACCTTCTGATAACTGCGAAAATTCCAACGCAGAGATTTCATCTTTGCTATTAAAGACAAAATCTACATCTTCTCTGCGAACGTATCCCGGAGTATCAACAAAGTATTCTGTTGGAATATGACTTGGGAATGGTGCATGATTATAATTTTCACTAGGTACATATACTTGATTAGGTGTAATTCTATAGACAAAGTCATTGAACGAATTATCAACACTATCTACTAATTCAAAAGGCTGAGGGTTAATCAACATTTTTGATTCGTCAATTTTGTATTCTACTTCCTCAAATGCAGATATTGCTCCGTATGTGCCAAGACGAATTGCCCACTCTTCATAAAATTCTAAACTATCTTTATCTGCTGAACTCAGTGGATCAAATAATTTGTTTAGTACGTTTTGAGTTCCTTTATCGCGGATCATTCCTTGATAAAATTTGTATTGTGCAACATCATCGTTGATAATGTTTTCTAAATAATCTCTACGTTGGTATCCGATTAAGTGTTTTGCAATAGTTTGTTGGTCAACGTCAAAACTATCAGTGTCAAGATCATAAAAATCAAAAAATTGATTTGCTTTATAATCCCAGTTAGGGATTAGTTTACTCTCGGGCTTGGATAACAGTCTATTCCAGTTTGTCGGATCAAATTCTTCAGAGCCTGCTACATTTTGTCTAGCACTATAATAAAATTCTTTATACTTGACAGTGTCACTTAGCGCATAGTCTTTCCATTGTGTCCACTCGGTGACAACTGCATTGTCGTAGATAAATCCTGGAATGCTAAAACTACCTAGCCAGCCGCCGGTTCTGTAACCAATTACTTTAATACGCTCTTGACGGTACCCTTGTACTTGATCATATATTACATCGTTGAACACTGTGACGTCGTCTAATAAAACAACGTGTTCTTTTTGAACTAAGTTTAAAGTGACGTGGTAAATTCCGTCAGCAGTATTTCTTGGTCGTATTGTAAAGTTATTATCTTTACGTACAGTGTTTATAAAAGATGGATCAAGAATAATACCGTCTTGCTTGTAAACGCTGTATTCATAAAAACTGTCATTGATGTTGTCAACTATTGCTGAATCGGCAGTAAATTTAATTTCGTCTGCGCCTGGGCTTAAACTGATAACTGAGCCTGCACTCCAGTTCTGAGTGGTCCAGAATGCAAACTCTTTGATTGCAGTATTCCAATCAGTTACTGTTGAAAGTTCGGTGTTGAAAAAATCAAAATTAAATCCTTGTGCAGTTAACCATTTGCCGTATCCTGCAAGGAAATCAACTACGTTCTGCACTGTTTTAAGTTCTGAGCCATAGTGCAGTGTGGATTCTGTAGTTTCAAATGTACTTCTTGAAATTATTTCTCGGCCACCTGTAATTGGCAGGCTAGGCAACTTAACAAAATATTTTATTTCGAAAGTATTAGTGCTGGTATGGCTTGCTGTTACTCTATAATAGTTATTGTCATATCGAACAATTTCAGTTTTATTATAAAACTTTTCTCTGTCCCATTCCACAAAACTTTCACTGATTCCGCCTATGATAGATACTGGATCACTTACTATTTCAATATGTTTGAAATATTTAAATTCTGGTAGTGCTAGATTGTACCCCTTAACAATAAAGTTTTTAGGTTGTTTTTCAATAATCACACCACTATAATTAATAGTTGATACTGGTGTGCTTGTGTTTAAAATAATATTATAGTTTTCAAAAGGAACAAAAATATTTTTTTGATTCAGCGGACTACGACTATCTAATACCAATTTAAACTTTTCTTTAGTGATAAACCCACCTATCTTTGTAGACAATTTAACTTGAAGATTGGTTAAATTTTCTTTATAGGTTTCAAAATTATCTTGACTCTTAGATGTCGAATATTCACTGATAAAATTAACTAGGCCGCTGGTAAAGATCCTAGAAGTAGCAGATACAGAATTAGGAAATTCTAAATTTCTTTGAGTGAATCGGGTTAGACCATTGCTGGTTTTATAGACTAGTTGTCCTGTGAAGTCTCTAATCTGTCTGGCTCTGTCATATATTGTTGCAAATGATTTTGCAGGACGAAGTATTGTGATACCTGTAATTAAACTAAAAGGATAATCACTGCTACGTCTCCATGCATTTTCTATTGGTGCAGAATCGCCAAAACTAAATGCACCTTCGGCAAGATAAAAAACATAATCTTTAACAGCAACAGACTCTAATGGAGATAATAAAGTACCTTCTTCATCCACTGGAATATGATTTACAATCGACGGTCTTGCAAATTTAGCATTTCGTGTTACTAGTTTATTTGGTTCTCTAATGATGCCTTCGGCTATATCATTCCATAGCACAAGATTATCACGTGTATATGGTGCAGGACCGTAGACATCTGTCCACCATTCTGGCTGCTGACTATATCCTAATATTTCCCAAGGATGAGAATGTGGACGATCAGTGTCATACATGTATTTGTAAACGCCTCTCCAATGTCCTGGAATTTCTGATCCATCGTTGCCAGAAAAGTTTTTATAGTTATATGTAAAACTATTATTGGAGTCAAAAAATGTATGCTTGGTATAATCTTCAGAAATGAATCTACTCCATTTTAAGAAGTCTTGACGAATAGTATCATCTAACTGTTTTTTAGTTAAATCATTCTTTCTATAGTATCCGCTGACAAAATTAGAAATGTCAAACAGTTCTGTATTGTATTTTATTTTGACGTTATTGTAGATTCTTTTTTCTAATTCTAAAATTAAATCATCTCGATAATCGTTGTAGGCTAAAAGAATACTACCGTCGTGTCCTTGAATAACATTCTGTGGTGTTACTAGTGTATCATCGAGATACAGTTTAGGTTCATATAACGGGTATAGTCCTAATTTTGTTGGTGTTGCAGGAATATAACAACCATTGGTGTTTTCATACTGGACCACTTTAAGGTCATCTTCAGCAACGATTGGTTTTAAAATACGAATAAAGTTTGTATTAAAGAACTCATAGTCACGGCCATGTAATAGTTGTTCTTCATTTAGATATACTATAACTGCTTTGTCAGACAACGTGTTCAAGTCAAAGTCAAAAATCAATGGATATTCTGTTATAGAATTGTCTATGACTTCTTGATCAAATATCACACTTCCACCAAACGGCGCCATATCTGTGAAGAAAAACGGCATGGTTTTAGTCTTGTCTTTGACTAATTCTTTTAACACTAAATCCAAATGTACTCTGGTAATGCCATCAAATCCAAGTGTGCTGGCCACACGCAAGAAATTTCGCTTAAACTTGCTGTATTCATCTTTTGAATATCGTAGAGCATTTACTATGTTATGATCTTTGTTTGTAAAATGATAGATAACCGGTGTCAAAGGACCGCTGTGCTGAATTATCTTTGTACCATATGCTGATAAGTTAGATAGGTCTCGTAAATTTCCTGTACCAGGAATATCACCGTTGAAATCTAGTCTAGAATTGCCTATGGTTTTTAAATGATTAATTACTTCTCCCAGTGTGCAATCACCAATAACTAAATTGCTAGGATTACTTTCTAAATTGCTGGGAATTTCATAATATCCATTGTTATTTTTTTTAGCAGAACTTGTGCTCTTAACTACGACACTTTCTGTAGGCAATAAATCTTTGCGTAAATTGACAAACGCAACATCGTTTATAATTTCAATAACATAATCTAGTGGGTCACTGATAATTTTACCGTTGATATAAACTCGTGTTTCTAGATCAGTCAGCAGTCCGCTTTGATCATAGACATCTATAGGGAAATAGTTTATTCTGTCTGAGCCATCAAACTGTTGAACAACATATTGTCGACTGTCAGCGATTGCCTTGACCCATCCGTTGACAAATGAAACATTTGTCAAATCTACTGACTTTTTCAAATAACCTTTATCAAGAGTAATTGTTACAATGTCTGCAATGTTCTTATAGATAAAAGAATCTTTTTGTAAATTAAAGTCAAATAATATGTCACCGATATTGCCTATATTTTTATAAGCAATTCCAAAATTTAATTCACTGTCAATATTACTGCCAGGGCGGTATCCAAAAATTCGTGTACCCGCAAAAGTAGTACCTGGATAAACTACATTGTCGCCGTAACTAATACCAGTTTCGTCAAATACATCAAATAAAGGTGATTGATTCACTGAATTTTTTTGCTGTGCTTCTTTCCATATATTTCCGGTATAGTAAAACATTTTACCTTTGTTTATTACACCGTCTAGCACTAATACTGTTTCACCTTCTATTGGATTGGTGTCAACTTCTTCTACCAACGTTAATCTTTTAACAGCAAGATGTGTTATAAATTTAACTTTAAAAATTCTACCATTAACCTGTACATCAGGATCTGCGGTAAACAATACACGCATGCCTTCCAACAAATCAACTCCGTCAATGTTGTAGCCTACACTTCCTTCAATTGTGCTGAAAACATCTCTAGTGAAAGAATCGACCAATGTCACATTAGTTTTAAATTGACGACCAAAATTCCATAATTTTAAATCTGCTTCAAATTCAATAATAGGACGAGTGGCACGTTGTGACTGGTCAAGTATTGCTGGTATATTGTTGATTTGAGATGATGCTTCTATGACATCTTTGTGGAACCATCGATTGAATCTACTCCACGGATTTAAATCTTTACTAGATCTATTAATTAAAATATAATCTTTACTGCTTGGAAGATTGCCCGATACTTCAAATCCTTGGCTATCAAAAGGCTCGTTGTCAAATTCAATGCTAGTACTTGTCGAATATGTAGACGGTGTTGCTAGATCTGATTCTTTGACCAACTTGATTGCAGTGCCGACACCTTCAACGTACCAGTTTCCTGAAGAATATTTTTCTGGTGTTACTCTTCCTTGAAAAAATACTTTCATGCCGTTGGACAATTCTACTTCATTCGATGATCGATATGATTGCTTGCCGAGTACTTCTTTTTCAACATCAATACTCGATGCATCAGTTACGTCATAAATTTTAAAGATACCACCAGTGTTTACATCAGTTTTACTAACATAGTAAATGATATTAGGTGCATCAGTAGGCACAGTAAACTCAATACTGCCACTTTCAATATATTGATTTCCAGTACTAACACCTTGTGTATAAAAATTACTGTCGCCTGTTTCTCTTACAGTTTTAAATGCAATTCCAAAATCTGGACAGTCCACTTGAAAATTATAGGTTTGTCCTCTGTATAATTTTAAATTAGGGTTACTTGTTAGTCCATCTGGGGTAAACACATATGCACGGTTATCGCCATCGTCAACAAGTTTAATAGTATATGTGCTGGTAATGTTATCTGATTGTCCAGAGATAGGAACGCTAACAGGGCCTAGTGGCAACCAATAGTAATCTCGGTAGTTGACAAATTTATCCCAGTCAAAATGCGGATCCCAAGAATAAAATTCTTGACTGTTAATTTTATTATGATCAGTGTCACCGCTGTTAAAACTTGCTAACTGATTAATATAGTCTGGATAATCTTTAAAGAATGTAACATTATCCAGTGAATCTTTTATAATTACTGCTGGTTCAAATTGATAATCTTCTCGCTGTTTTGTAGCACCTTGTAGGTATTTGTCAGAAACGCGATACGGCTCGAAAGTTTTTCTACCTATGAAGGCATTTATTTTTTCTACTTCACCCTCAGACATCATCTGATCGATGGTGGCACTTAAAAATTTTCGATTAGAACTAGTTCTAAAATATTTAGGTACAAAACTCAGTGAAGTTTTTTCACCGTCATTTGCAATCGGTAAAATTGGGTCAATTTGATCGTTATTAAATGCCATAATTTGAACTCTGTATACCAGTATTATTATTCAGTGTTGTTGTCACTGTGCCGTTGGCTCGTATTCTCGATGCTGTTATTTCGCTGATAATTTCAATATCGTTAACTGTTGCTGAACTGATAAAGATTTCATCAGAGTTAGATTTAATTTCATACAGACTACCAAAACTTAAACTTGGGTCTTTAGGAACAATTATTATATTGCTGATATTTGGAGCAACTCTATTCATTATATAAGTTGTCAACTCAGCAAAGAAGAATGTGTCTCCAAATTCCCAATTTTCAATTGCAAAAAATTCGTTTATTGCATTTGTCACTGAAGATTTGATATCGCTGTCACTGACTGATACATTATTATTTTTAACTATTTTAAATGTTGCTTGTAGACTTGTAGGTGCAGTTGGGCCAAATATTTCTTTATATTTCACAGGATGGTATATAACTTCATCACTGATCGCTTTAACTTTTTGCAGTGTTGTTCCAAAGTTAATAAAAAGTGCATCACTACTCGGTGGCAGTGGTTTTGCAAGACTTTCTTGTTTTACCCAACGGCGATATTCTGTGTCATATGCCTTTGTTAAAACATAGACATCCATGATGTTTGTGGCGCTGGGATCTAATCTAGCACTACTGTCTGCACTATGTACATATTGAAACTTTATGTCGCCGCGGCCAAAGAACCCTCTATACTCATTGGTTACTTGGAATTGAGGCTGACCAGTTCTAATAAATCTTTTTACTAGTTTATCATCTAAACAATATACTAGTTGTCCTTCAGCAATCCCCCCTAGTACACTGGTGTCAATTTCTGTTTGTGTATTGTACGTAAGGATTAAATCGTCATCGTTAGCGATATAAAAATAATCCGTGACGCCGTCAAGACCAGTTCGACGTTGTTGAAAAATAAGTTTTTTAGTAGGCTCAACGCTGGTTTCTACAATTCTTTCAAAAATTTCAGGATCATCAATTACACCGTCTTCGTCTTTGTCGGTGAATGTTACACTGATTTTCTTACTGTCAATGTAGCCGTCAGCACCCTTAAACTCGTCAAGAATTTCCCAGTCATAATTTCTGTTCAGCGGATATACATCTAGTGGTTTAGTATTGATACTTAATACGGAAATTTTATCTTTGACAATTTTTCCAGTATTAGTATCATAAATTTTGTCGCCGCTGTCGAAAAAGAATCGAACTTCCTTGATGCTTTCAAAAACATATCTAGTAGAACGATTAGTAACTGTGTATGTTTCGCCGTCAGTTTCGAATAAAATTAACCAACTTGCATCAAGTCGTTGATTACTGATGTCGCCTGTTTTTCCTAAACTAAAATTAGACAGTTTATCTACATTGGATTCAGTGATAATTTTCCATGCTGTGTCAACAGCATCGTAGCGTAATGCAAATTCTTTTTGTGCAAATATTAAATCAAATATTCTATTTCTTACACTGTCAGATATTTCTCTAACAAATTTAGGAATAATGTTTTGTAATTCTGCCGCAGATGGTATTAATTCATTAAGTTTAATTGGTCCGTCACCGTTTGGTAAAGTATTTGTTGCACCAAAAACTCCGCTGCCTGTGATGTTAACTACCTTTGTCCAGATATAAGGCTTTTCGCCTGGCACTACGGGCGCACTATTTGCAATGAAATTATTTTTAGAATCAAACGCTCTAAATCCTGGAGGCGGAACAAACTTTAACAAACTGTCGTTTACTGCATAACGAAGATTCGAACTCGTGAATGCACCGACTGTCCTAGATTCCCCTGTGGTATTGTTTGAGAAAAATCCCGTTGATAAATTTGTGGCTTTAGTGATACGGTTCCATGCAATGAACGGAACGCCCAAGTTAATACTTGAGAAATTATCTAAATAAAAATCATAAACTGTTTTCTTTTTAAGCACAGGTATAATTTGATTTACCACAACACTTTCAATTTCGCTTTTTGTTGCAAAACTAAAATTAAATGTTTCTGTAAAATTTTCTTTGTAAATAATTCCATCTGTTCCAAATAGATTTGTACTGCTATATTTTCCAGTTACATCTTTTAAATCAAAGTATCGACTGATTCCTGAACTTGATCTATTGACAGATTTTACTTTTAAAATTTCCTGGCTGACGCTCAGTGGTAGGATATTATAATCCTCTCCTGTTATCATTCTATTTTGAGTATAGTACGTGCCTGGAGCATTTTGTTTAATAGAATCAGTTGACTCTTGCGAACTGGCATTGGTAACTGTGTATTTTAATGATAACACAATTGATAGAGTTTCTGCCTTACCATTACGATTCAAGTAAGGGATATCTATGGTAACACTTTTTATATTACCTGGAGAAATCTTATATGCTAGACCGTTGCTGATGCGATAATATGCTTTAAATGATCCTTGTGGAAGATCTCCAAACACACCATCGGCAAATGCTAATCTAACACGGTCATTAGACCTAGTTTGTACACTATAAAGTTTTCTAGAATTTCTTTGTGTAGAGTTATAAATGATGTTATTTCCAACAATTGATTCTACCTGTGTCCATAATACCGACTCTACGCCTAGTGTATTAGTACCGTACAACCAAATGTCAGTGTTATTAATACCCGATGAATCTAAATCTACAACTTCGTTGGGTGTAGGACGATCTACTACAAAGTTTCCTTCTTCTAGTGTGCCTTGACGGAAGTGTAAAAAGAATCCAGTGTTACTACTTGCTGGGCCACCGCCATCATCTCTATATAAAAATGCTAGGTTATTTCCTGGAAGCGGTGCTTCTTCGTATATTGAATCTGAATCTTTAAACACTGTAGAAACAACATCAAAGTCCATGGTGCGGCCATCGATGTTTTTAGTAAAACTGTATACAGGTATTTCTGTGTTTAATCCGTTAATCCTATATTGTTCTGTTGCTACGCCACCAATAACTTTTTTATCCTGAGGACGGCCAAATTGTATTATCTCGTTCATCGACGAATTAATAATCTTAATAAATTGTTCATACCAATTGGCATTACTGGGATCATTCCACAGCACTGTTTGTCCAGATAAGTTTCTACCGTTGCTGTCGATAATTTCTTCAGTGGTACTTAAAGCAGAGAACTTTAATAGACCGTTGGCAGGAATATTTCTTTTGGGGTTGTAGGATAGCAGACGTGCTAGACGTAGAACGCTTTCTCTGCGTTCTGCTAGTTCAAGGAAGTTATCACGAGCATTTAAATCGAATCTGAATGCTAGGTTTTGACCTAAGAATGCAATAAGATCAATAAGGGCCAAGTACTCACTGGACTCAATGTAATCGTTAAAATCTTCCGGATAATTTTCACGCAGGTACGCAATCATCGTACGGCGTAAGTTGTCAAAGTCGTAACTTTGAAAGTCTGCATTACGGAAACTCTGGTAGATTTTTGTCCAGTCTTCCGCGGCAATTAATCGATTTTGTCTATCTATGCTACCCATATATGTCCCTCACATGTTATTTATCGTGTAAGAAAATGTGGGTAGTTAATTTATAGAATACTGTTGGCTTCGTCGAATCTAAAACGTAGACTTTCTGATATGTTATAGGGCAGATAAGTTAGATCGCATTCTATTTGTAGGCCGCTTTCATACTCACTTACTGTGATATCTACTACTCGAACACGGGGATCGTAGTTAATGATAGACGTTACATCTTCTATAATTAAATCTCTTACTTCGTCGGTCAATGGTTCAAATAAAACATCCCAGATAATTGTTCCAAAATCTGGATTTTCTAATTTTTCGCCTTTTCGAATGTGAAAGTGATTGGTAATATCTTGTTTTATCAATGAAATATCATACAAAGGAAACGTGCCAGAATCTGCAACTGTACTGATTCCCCTGTAGGTACGGCTAGATACAATACTGGTTTTTCTAGCAGACGGAACACTAATTCTAGAAACAAGATTTTTTTCGATATTCATAACAGTATTTATTTTCCAATTTTCCTAAATGTATCAGGTGTTGATGATAACTTGCCATCTGTGGGTTTTGCATCAGGGGTGTGTCCTTTAGGATTTAAATTTTCGTGACCACTCCAGGGTTCTGCTTGTGGTACTCTGCCTGGCTTATTGCCTGCGCCGGCTGTTGCGGCTGCAGGACCGTTCATATGAATCTGTGCGGCTGTTTCTAAATGGTTTCCTCCGCTGTTGATATTTGTTGCTCCGCTGGTTGTAATCAGTGTGTCTGCTCCACTGACAATTTCCATGGCTGCACCGCTATCTAAATGCATGTTGTCTCCAGATAAAATGTTAACTTTGCCACCAGCACTCATATTGATATCTCTATCAGCAGTGATGTTTAAGTCATTTTTTGTATGTATACTGACACTGTCTGCGGCATAGATATCTAATTTACCATTGCTGGTCAATTCTATCCATGTGGTGCCTTTGGCATTGCCAATGTAGATTAAATCCTCGGTGTTGTGCAGTAGAATTTGATGGCCTGTTCTAGTACGAATCCTTACTAACTCATTGTGAGGTAATGTTGGATCTCCGTCTTTTGACAGTTCAACGTTGACATATTCTGGAGGACCTTCACTGGCTGGAGTTTTACGCAACAATGTTGGATCACCATCATCCATGACAAACGTAGAACCACCTAATCTGCTTACAAATGCGCCCGATACTTTGCTTTCGTAATGGCCGATGGATCCTGTTTTTGCACCGCTACGTCTATCAACTGGTCCGGGCGTACTAATACCAAACACCATGCTGGGCATGTCTCTGCGAGCACTAGAGGTAGTAAGTCCTCTTGTTTCGTCTGTGGCTAACCCTTGTTGTCCCAACACTGAGTTAAAAGGATGTACTGGTTTTTTAATTAGTGTTGTGTCTGTTTGCACAGTGTCATTTGTTTTTTTATTCCACTCTGCAACTACTTTCTTACCTTTGCCGCCAGGATCATTGTGTATTTCTGTTGCGGCTAATCCTGGAACCATGAAGTTCATGAATTCATCTTGCACACAACCTATCCAAAATCCTTGCTTAATGTCGCCTTCAACAAACACACACAGTACTGTACAGCCTACGTCTGGAGGCACTGCCCAAAACCCGTAACTTTTTTGTGTTCCGTTAAAATTATTATTTTTATCAGTGCTGTCTGCATTTGTAACCCCGTAGAAAGGACTTAGATATTTCACAGGTATCGTTTGACCTTGACGATTATAACTGTTACCCACTTCACGTAATAATTGTACATGTAGTGTTCCCATGTACTTGGGATCCACATTGCTTACAACTCTTGCAAGATAAGGACCTCCACTAAATTTGTGTTGTTTTTCGGATGATCTTTCAGGTACGCCCATAGTAATCCTTGATGTTTAAAAATGTATGCATATTCATTCGTTTATATCTTGATTTTCGTTAGAGTCTTTAGGTTTAGTCAACGTAGATACTATTCTATTTTTTATTATTCCAAGACGTTCAACAAACGACTTTCCAAATGATGTCGGTGAGGTTGGATTAGCAGTTGCTGATCCAGAGCCTCCATCATCGTTGGCTAGATCTGATCGATTAAAGGCTGCTACTCTCTGATTAGGCGTGTTGGCGGGCAAATCGCGAGCCTCAATTGCAGGGCGCGAATCGATAGCGGTTGCTTGGGCGGCTCCTGAAAATGCTACAGCGTCGTTGGTATCTGTACTGCGCACTAGTGTAACTGGTGCAGGATTGTTAGTAGTAGATACTGGTGCTGGTTTATTAAGGGCTTCAGCAGTTTGATTACGTCGACGCATTAATGACAATTCTTGAGTAAATTTGCCGCTGTTGAATCGATGTTTGACTTCGTTGACTTTATAAAGTCCGCTAAAGTGCCTAACTATCGATGTGTCTCCAAAGTCCATTAGTCCTGTAGAACTATTATAATCTATTGGTGTTCTAAAGACGATTGCTATATCTACTTCGCCGCTTTGATAATCCATGGTTAAATCTTTAGTGACGTTGAACGACCCTGTTCCAGTACTACTAAAATTCCCTAATCCACTGTCGGCAAGAAAATAGGGATCGCCCATTATTGTGAAATTAGGAATCATTACTAGGTCTGTTGCGGCATCATTTAATGCTCGTTGAAAAGCCTGGGCAACTATTGTTCGTTGATCTGCGAAGTTTAGACCACCGTTGGTGTTACTTGGAGGTGTTGGAGGATTATTTTGCGGCCTTCCATGACCTCTTTCACCATGGTAACTACTAGAACCAGAACTATTATCACTAGCAATTCTGCTTGTATCAGAATCAGGAGTAGCACCTAGTCTACCGTTGTCGGTGAGATTTTTGTTATTATCAGCACCTTTGGCCATGGCGTTAAACATTGCTTGTTTGAATTCTATATTAAAACCTAAAACTTCTGTGTTTTTTCCTGTGTAAAGGTAGTCATATTCTTTGGCAACTTCTGTTGCCAATTCAGCAAGACCGGCGGGTTCTGCCCCGTTCGCTGTATTTTTTTCACTGTGTACTAGATAAGGAACAACTTTGAAAACTAATAATTTAGGTAAGTTATTATCTCCAAGATTGCCGTCTTTAGGCGGTTGATAATGAACTTCTGATTCTATCCTAAACCAAGGTATCATTCCTTTTGGGTCTGCTTTTTGTGCGTCCAAGCCTGCTCTACAATATTTGCTGTGTAGTAGTATACTAGAAATAGCATTGACGATACTGGTGCCCTGACTGTACTGAAACTGTCGTTTGTTTTTATCATAGGTAACTTTATTTCTAGATATAGGATTTGCTGGATCTACTTGAATGTCATCTTGATCGTTACTCCCACTTTCGCCAGTCAAACTATTATCAAATTGTAAAATACTTTTACCAATCTGATTTAAATCATCACTTTCTTGTATTAAATTGGCTGCAGAAGTTTTTCTGCTTACTGTGGATGTTACCGGCGGCGCATTTGGATCTGCTTTGGCAACTCCAGTATTCGGTAATGCTAGTGCTCCGCGAAAATATGATTCGCCGGTTTCAGTATTTATTGCATTATTTGCAAATCTAGTAGTAATAGTGCCGTCTGTTGGATCGATCGGTATACCTAGGGCATTGCCTCTTTGATCAACAGTTTGTAATTCATTTATTTTAGGAAATATGATTACTACTTCGTCAAAGGCTGTTGGTGCTGTTGTATATTTGGATGCATATTCTTGAAGTCTTTTATTAACAATAGTTTGCAAACTACGCTCACCAGATTGTAGTGCTTCTTGAACTGTCGATCCTTCAACGGCAATGTCATGTTCGAATAGGTTAAAATTATTTAAAAATGCGGCAAAATTAGAAGGCTGGGCTTGTACTTTATAAACAGATCCTCCGGCCGTTGTTGTCATCGCAATATCTCTAAAAGTGAACGGAATATTACGAGTAGTATTTGGTATTGTTGTAGATTTTCCGTCAGAGTCGTAGCCTATGAATTCAATAGTTAACAAAAATACTGCCGTCATATAACCAGTGGACGTGGGCCACCCTTGCGCATCGGCAGCATTCTGACACGCTTGCATGAATAATCCCATACTATAAGGTTCGTAGACATCAAAGGTTATATCATGGCCGTTGGATGCTTGTGTGGCCTGATTAAACGTTATCAGCGAACTTATTTCAAGATTATTGATACCAAAGTCATATTTTCCTGTTGGGTTTTCTTTTGTTGTTATTGCCGTCTGACCTGCTAGATCTCCGGCACCTGAACTACGTAAAACTATTACTCCAAGGTTCCCGTTTTTATAAGATGCCTTAGGATCACTATGCATGGCAGAAGTAATACAACTTAGTGTTATAACAGCATTGTAACTGGAAAATGCTGACAACACATTAGTAAATGGGAGGGGTATCGGTGGTTTCTTTTTAGCAACGGTGCCAATGGTTACTTCATTGCCGATTCTAGTTGCTTCTAACGATCTGTTGCTGCCGGTTGTTGCTCCTGGATTCTTTGCAGTTTTATCGTCTGCGGGTTTACCTTTTTGTTCAGTTTTATTACCTGGTGGCGGTGGTGCTTTTCCGCTGACTGCGGCGGCGGCTCCATTATAATAAGTAGACACTCGTGTGCCCGCGCCGTCTGTTCTATTTGGATCAACATTGACGAAATCTGTGTACCCTTTTACGCCTGCGGCGTGGGCTCCCATGAGATGTCCTGCTACTTCATCAGGGGGCATTTCTGGTTTTATTACTTTGTTAGCAACCAATGCTTGATAGTTCTTTTGAGTAACTCTATCAAATGCTTGATCTTGTATTTCTTTGGCCTTGTCGCCTGTTAAAAAGTTTTGTAGACTGCCTGGCGGATCTTTCCAGTTGGAATTATTCTCCATGAAGGCTTTATGTCCCGCGGCTCGTTCTAGTTGTGTCTTTCCAAATGTCTCAAACCCAGTAGGGCCACTATCACTTTTAATTAACCCTGCTTCTTTTGCGTAACTGGCGCCCATTTGATAAGCGCCCCTATAGCCCGAGTCAACATTATCAGCAACTTTTTTACCTTTCTCAAATAATGGAGTACTTTGAAGGCTGGCATAGTTGCCGCCGCTTTCTTTATTTTTAATCCACTGACGCATCTTTTCATAGTTCTCGGCGCCCATTCGCTGTTGTGCTGTGGTCATTGATTATAACCCTAACAATTTAAACAATCCGCTTTTTTTAGGAAGAAATATTTCTACACCTGATCTAAAATCAAAAATAGGATCTCTAATTTCGTCCATGTTGCGTTGTGCAAATACCCACCATAACTTTGGAGTACCGTAGAGATAATTGGCCAATAGATCCGGTCTGTAATTAAACTGTGGTTCAATCACATAAAGAATATCATCATCCTGTGCGGCTACAGATCTGATATTAAAATATCCCAATAAACCTGAACTTAGATTAGTCCTAGCCCATGGACTAGTGTTAGGGTATTGTACAGACATTAGATAAATCCTTTTCCATTGATTAATTTTCCTGTGGCAAAATCATTTAGATTAAACTTTCTAACGGATTCTCTACTGTACATAGGCAACAACGTCACCGTAAAAACACTTTTTACAGGCACATAGCCAGTACCTTTTGCACTGGCGTCTATTTCACTAGGTGCTAAAAAACCGCTAGGAATATAATCAACATCTTTAGGCAGTTCTACTGAAAACTGTGTAACTGCCACAGGTACATTTTTAAACACATAATCACCGTATCCGTTTAACTTGATGATGGGTGGAGGCGATCCGGCGTTTGGACCTTCACCAGAAAACATTTTAGTCATAGTTCTAAAAAAATGTACACCGGCAATCCAGTATGCCGCATCAAAAGAAGTTTCACAGTAAAAATCCCCTACAATAGTAATTTTGTCCAGTTTACTGTTTTCATAGGCAGAAAACGGATAATTATTATGTATAGGATCCATCGAAGAATAACTTGCAGAATGTGTTAGGGTAACCGAAGGTGTATAGGGAAAAATAAACCCGTTGGTGTTTACGATCGGAGTTAAAATAGGATTTTGAAATCCAAAGATTGCATTTTTAGGCGGCGATTTCCAAGCATCTATTGGGGGCATACTTAATCTAACTCGCCAGTCTGTACTGTTGCTTTGTACAAAGTTGGCTTGACGTGAACCATAGACTCCGTCACCTTCTGCACCTGGAGACACTGTATTACTACCAGGAGCACCAAACAACTGCCGTACTCCTTGTACAAGTCCTACTCCTGATTTGATGGCGCCGCCAAAACTGCCCCCAATACTGGTGCCAAAATTATCAGCGCCTTCTAAAAATTTATTAATACCCTGTGTCATGTTTGGCTATCTCCGTTACATATATTTATTGACTTTATTATCTGCTGAGTTTATTATAGCATAGAGGAGTTCCACAATAAAAATGAAAAAAGTTAACTACTTAAACAACAAAGATTTATTGGCAGAAATACACAAAAGTAAAAATTCGTATTCAAGTTTTACCAAACAAGAATACCACCAATACGATTTGATCTTGCCAAGTATTGAAAAAATCAACATACGCACAGTGGCAGAGGCCAAACGTGTTCGAGCAAAGCGGCTGGCCCAGCAGGCTTTCGAAGCAGCCAAGGCCGTTGACCCAAAGGTCAAACTTGCAGAGTTTGAAGTCGATTATAAAAAGATCGAGAAAACAGATGTAGTTTTTAGAATCATGACCTACGAGCATATTCCAGATGAACCAGGAAGAAAAAAGAGTGTCAAAAGTGCGGCTGATGCCAAGGCCAAGGTAAACTTTCCAGCGTTCCAACATTGGAAGTTTGACGACAACGACAACTTGGAATGTGTAGGCAAAAGTCACTGGACGGGTGGTGTAAAAACTGGCAAGTTCAGCAAAGAGCACGGACAGATCACCAACACCTTGGCTCGTATGTATATTAAACTGTGTGAGCGGTATGCTACCAGGGGCAACGTTCGCGGATACACTTACAATGAAGAAATGAAAGGTCAGGCAATTCTTCAACTTACACAAATTGGACTACAATTCGATGAATCAAAAAGTGATAATCCTTTCGCATATTTTACCGCCGCGGTTACTAACTCGTTCGTGCGTGTCATCAATATCGAAAAGAAAATGCAAAACATCAGAGATGACATCCTCGAAATGAATGGTATGAACCCTAGCAACACTAGAATGGTCAACCACGAATATTCAAATGCTATGAAACGAGAAATTGACACTTCAGTCGAAACACCCGCTGAGGATTGACTTCACTTTAATTTTTTGCTACACTACTAGGACTTATGTTTAAAAAAATTGCTGCCTTTACAGATATCCATTTTGGATTAAAATCAAATAGTACCACACATAATCAAGACTGCGAAGACTTTGTAGATTGGTTTATTGCTGAAGCAAAGAAAGAGGGCTGTGACACTGGCATCTTCTTAGGCGATTGGCATCATAATCGTAACAGTCTCAACATGCTAACTATGGTTTCCAGTGTTAAAGCATTGGAAAAACTGGGCAAAGCCTTTGATCAGTTCTATTTCTTTCCTGGTAATCACGACTTGTATTACAAAGACAAGCGTGATGTGCATTCAGTGGACTGGGGACGTCATATTCCCGGAGTTACTATTGTAAATGAGATTACCACCATAGGAGATACAACTATGGTGCCTTGGTTAATAGGCGAAGAATGGAAAAAGATGGAGAAGTTAAAGAGTCGATATGTATTTGGACACTTTGAACTGCCGTTGTTTATGATGAACGCCATGGTACAGATGCCAGATCACGGCGAACTACAGGCCAGTAATTTTAAGAATCCTGAATATGTGTTCTCAGGCCACTTTCACAAGCGACAGGCCAAAGAAAATATTGTCTATATTGGCAATGCATTTCCGCACAACTATGCAGATGCGTGGGACGATGACAGAGGCATGATGATACTAGAGCACGGTGGAAAACCAGAATATCGTATTTGGCTAGACGCACCTAAGTTTAAAACTGTCAAACTGAGTCAACTCATTGACGAAGGCGATGATCTTATCAAGAGCAAAACTTATCTAAGAGTGGGCATTGACATTGACATCAGTTACGAAGAAGCCAGTTACATCAAAGAAACATTTTTAGCAAACGGCGATCTGCGAGAACTTACACTTATTCCTGAAAAGAAGGAAGTAGAAATCAACAACGACATTGATGTTGAACATTTTGAAAGTGTGGATCAAATTGTCAGCAATCAAATTGCCAACATTCAAAGCGACAACTACGACTCCAAAGTGTTGCTTGCAATCTATAATAACCTATAACAGATGATAAAATTAAAAGATTTAACTGTAAAAAACTTTATGAGTGTGGGCAATGCCACACAAGCGGTTAATTTCTGCACAGAGCAGTTGACATTGGTGTTAGGTGAAAATCTAGACCAAGGCGGAGATGACAGCGGAAGTCGTAATGGCACTGGTAAAACTACCATTGTCAATGCATTAAGTTATGCACTGTTTGGACAAGCACTTACAAACATTAAAAAAGATAACCTCATCAATAAAATCAACGGTAAAAACATGTTGGTCACTGTTGAGTTTGAAAAAGATGGTAAACTTTATCGTATCGAGCGTGGGCGTAAACCCAACGTGCTTAAATTTTATATCGATGATCAAGTAATCGACGATCAAGATGTTGACGATGAAGGACAAGGCGACAGTAGAGAAACACAAAAAGACATTGACGAACTGTTTGGCATGAGTCACGACATGTTCAAGCACATTGTTGCGTTAAACACCTACACTGAACCGTTTCTTTCTATGAAGGCCAATGACCAACGTGCCATCATTGAACAACTGTTGGGTATTACTCTACTCAGTGAAAAAGCAGAAATGCTCAAGGAACAGATTAGAATTAGCAAAGACGACATTCTACAAGAAAGTGCTAAAATTGATGCTGTAAAGAAAAGCAATGACAGAATTCAAGAAAGCATCAACAGTTTAAAGTTAAAGCAAAGTGCATGGCAGAAAAATAAAGAAACAGATATTACAAAAATTCAAAAAGCCATTGACGAACTTGCTGGTGTAGATATTGAGCATGAAATCAATCAACATGCTCTTTTAAAAACCTATGACGATCATGCGGCTAAAATTAAAAGTCTTAACAAAGAACGTGCCACTCTAGAAACTGCGCTGATGCAGGCAGATAAGACTGTTAAAAAATATGAAAAAGAAATTGCAAAATTAGCAGACAACAAATGCCCTGCCTGCGAACAAGACCTGCACGATCACAAGCATGAAGAAATGATCAAGTCTGCTGAAAAGAATTTGCTTGAAGCAGATATATACATGTCCGATGTTGCTGGAAAATTAGAAGTCGTAATAAAAGAACTGGACGGTATTGGAGATATCAACGGACGACCAGTGTCTTTCTATGACACATTGGACGAAGCATACAATCATCGCAGTAATTTAGAAAATCTAGGTACTCAATTAGAAAATAAACGCAATGAACTAGATACCTATCAAGAACAAATAGAAGATTTAGAAAATACTGCACTGCAAGATGTTTCGTGGGACTCCGTTAACAGTTTGACCTTGATGAAAGATCATCAAGAATTTTTATTAAAACTGTTGACCAACAAAGATTCGTTTATTCGTAAGAAAATTATTGATCAAAATCTTGCTTATCTCAACAACAGATTAACCTACTATCTTGACAAGGTGGGTCTTCCGCACAGCGTGGTATTCCAAAACGACTTGAGTGTTGAGATCACACAGTTGGGGCAGGATCTAGACTTTGATAATTTGAGTCGCGGCGAACGTAATCGGTTAATACTTGGATTGTCATGGAGTTTCCGTGACGTGTGGGAAAGTTTGTATCAAAACATCAACTTGTTGTTCATTGACGAACTTATTGATTCAGGTATGGATGCTGCCGGTGTTGAAGGCAGTCTGGGTATATTGAAAAAGATGGGTCGTGAAAGACATAAAAACATTTACTTGATCAGTCATAGAGATGAACTGATCGGTAGAGTAAACAATGTATTAAGAGTTATTAAAGAAAACGGTTTTACCAGTTATAGCAACGACATAGAAATTCATGAGTGACGAAATAGAAGACAGTTTGCATGACAAAATTGTCAAGGCATTTATTAGATACTGTACAGCCAACGAGAAATTTGAAAACTTTGGATATATTCAAAGTGCTAGAGATGCTCGTGCGGCTCTCAACGACATTTCACCACTGATCAAACACAGGCGCAGAGAGATACAAGACACAAGAATTAAAATGCACGGGAATCCCATGTTGGGCATCGAGCCCACGGAACCCAGCGAACGCAGGCAAAGAAAAATAGACAGGCAACGCCAAAAAGAACAGGCCAAGGACGACACAG